TGTCCTCGTCTTCTCCTGCAGGTCCTTGCCTCTCTGAGATTTGATTCTTTCCCCAGCGATAATCTGCATCATCTGGCTCACCTGGATCTTCTCGCTGGCTTCTGTTTCCAGCCTCACTTAAAAGTCTAGATGACCCGGTGCTGAGACCAGCTAATCGTGATAATCTATCTGCATCAAAAAGCATAATGTAAAAACCTCCGTACAGTATTTAAATATGCGGTAGCCATAGAAACATCTAATCGCCACCTATCTTTTGTCTAACTGTATTAGTAATCTCTTTTCCCTTGACTGCGGCAGATAGAAGTGGCTCTAAACCAAGTGCAGATCTTACAAGGTCAAACGTAAGCGGGTCGAGTCCTGACTTAAGGATTGCCATATCTGCATATTGATGTAAATCTAAATCTACCACGGGAACTTCTTCGCCATCCATTCCAGGCTCAAATTCACCAGAGTCCCTACTTTCAAAAATAAATAGAATCCGTGGCATATCTTCCTCTGTAGGCACTTGTATAAAGGGGATGTGAGAGCTTACACCATCTAGTCCTTCCTCATACATTATTTCTGGAACCCAATTGTTTTCTGACATATATTACCTCCATCGATACACGATAAGAATAACACAAAAATTTAACTAAGTTTATAACAAGGTTAAGAGATTTTTCTAATTGTGCTATCAAATGCACCTTTGATAGCAGATTCTACATCAGGGGGTAAGCCTATGTTAATCAATTCATCACGTGTATCTGCCACAACTCCTGAAATCATTGGCCTTGCTATTGAATTAATAAATTCGCTTATAACACTTGGTATTCCGCCAGCTCCGAAATCTGCATCACTTATACCAGCACCATCATTTGCATCAGACATCACAGCTGATAACTCCTGAGTTCCTCCTGTGTCTCCGGTTAGATTCTGCCACATTTTCATAAGATCTACAAGATCAGATGCGTTACTTATCATTTTGACTAAGTCTTCAATGCCTTGAAGATCTCCAATTACAGCAGAAATTAAATCAGCACCCTCTGATTGTTCAAGAATAATAGAGACATCGTTCCATGTCATTGACTCTGTAAGATTGAGAGTTGTTGGAGATCTAGCTGCAGTTGGGTTTGTATAGTATGATTTTAGTTTTGGAAAGAGACCGGCACCCATAGCTTCTGCGCCGGCATTTGTGGGAGGGGGATTTGCTGTATTAAAAAGAATGTCTATTAGTTTCTTTCCCCACTGTGTTGCGACATCTACTATTGCTGGAAAAAGTCCTGGACAAGTCCTCCCTTCTTCACACCAGCCGCCAGTATAGTTTCCGAAAAGAGCATCCTTCAAATCAAAAAATGACTGTGGCAAGCCAAAAACCTTTCCCCATATTCCCTTTGCTTGAACAGCTGTATGTCTTCCGTATCCCCACCGCTCACTGTAGGACAGGGGTGCTGGTGATCCGGCTGCTGATCCCTCACCTCGCCCACCTTTGGCCGAAGCGTCGGAAGTGAGGACCTCATCGATTCTCACAGAGCCAAGCGAGTGTTTAACAAATTCTCTTAAAAGTTTTTCATCATAAGACATCAAACATCTCCCTTCTCTCATCTAGACTTCTAAGAACTAGATCTACGCCCGTAAGTTCTTTATAATAAATAATCAGATCTTTCTCAAAATCATTCAGCCATTGCTCTTTAGTTTTAGAATCTCTAGTGGAAAAATTCTTTCTAGCTGCGGGCGGGAGATTTAAAAGCACCTGTTTCTTCACAGTAACCCAGTCGTCGCAGTCGCCAACATACTCTGAAACAAAGCCTAACTTATCTAATATGGCCTCCATATCCTGAACGCTGACTGCGGGCATTATACTGCCTTCTTGGGTTCAATGTAGATCTTTACTCTGACATTTAATAATCCCATGTTCATTGACCAGCCCTTTTCATGGGGTGATTCTAGACCAGATACAAGCTCTTGAACTAGCTGGGGAGCTATCTTGTTGGCTATCTTGTACTCTAGTCCAAAATTATCAAGATAGTCTTTAATCTGCTTGACTAATTTTTCAGCATCTGGCTTTCCTGTAACAGAATCAAATATTCCAGGAAATGCTGAATCTACTATTGTCTTCCTCAATACTGCGCTCGGTACAATATACACCTTCATATTGAAGCCGAGATTTTTTAATCTCTTGAAGCTGTCAGAGCTAGAGCTAATTAATGCTTTTCTACTTGAGATGTAGTCCTTAAAACTTTTCTTAGAAGTAAAGGTGATATCATTCCCATCATGATCCTTAACAGTCATTGCTCGAATTTTAGCTTCTTTTATTTGCCCCGTAATCTCTCTCTTTAAATTAACCTCTTCCTCTCTGTCGCTTAGATCTTCAACCGGATCTCCCTGTACAGCTAGACGAGAAGGGTCATCCCACGTATCTAGTGAGGCCTGCAGCTCTTTCACATGCTTATCTACTTTAAGCTGCTCAGATGCGTATGACTCCATCTCATCTCTCCACATGGATGCCATTGCAGATCTATCCTCAGGACCGAGATTTTTCCAGTCCTCCATGAATCTGTCTCCAGATGCAGTTCGTATCTCTCCCAATATCTCCTTTATCTGAGCTCTGTTTGGAACGTTTGTCGTAAACAAATAGTATAGATCGTCTGAAGCTTTGGGAAATGTTGAATTAAACATAAGCGTGGGAGAATTCGTTTTTGATTTCTTTGACTCATACCTAACTCCATTCCAGCTCAAGTCCTCTCCCTCTCCCCCGATTCTAGTTGCTTTCGCTGTGCCTGGAAACTGAGCTGCTGTGTAATCTATTATGCCTGCTTCAAATTGTTCGCCCTCTCGCTCTTCAGCTGCATCTTCATATCCTAAAAGAAGATACGGGATTGAATCTGCATAATATGAATTAGTATCCGGCTTATAAATTGCCGCTGCTGCTGGATGATCTGCAGCTGTGACAGAGTTTCTTCGAAGCCAGTCAGTTGTGATATGGGTCATATCTGAAGGCGAATCTGTTTCATCTCCTGTTGGAAGGCCGCTGGCATGTAATGCGATATCATCATCTCCCTCATCTTCTTCAGTTAAAAGCCTTCTGATGCTTAGCCTGACAACTTCATTGAGAACTCCATCGATATAGTCTGCTGCAGCATTTGCCTCAGCGGCTCTAGCAGGATCTGTACTTAGTAGGTGGCTTCTATTACTAATGTACTCTCTGAATCCCGGTAGTATTGCGCTTAGCTCTGGATTAGCTCTCATTGCTGTCACTAGCCCTTCAAATGATCTTAGCTCCTTCTTATGAGTATTTATGCCAAGAGATGGGAGGAAGACATCTGGGTCAGTCTCTCTAGGCCCTATGGGTACATTATTAACCTTCTTTAAAAGACCTCGTGCGTATGTGTACTTAACAACATCTCCTGTCTCAGCCGATTCTCTTTCGCTCATATTCTTTGCTATCCACGATAAAAGAATATTTCTATATCTCCCTTTAACTCCCCCCTCAGGTGCTCCAGCTAGCATCCACCCAACATCATCGAGTGCCACTCCCTTGCTCGGCATCACATCAACTTGGACTAATTCGCCTGTAAGTGGAACCTTATATAGAACTGCTATCCCGCTGCCGCCAGGCAGCATGTATAGTCTGTTTATTCCCGGGGCCTCTTCGAGCTCTACCTGCAAGCCTGGATGGGCTGATAATTTCTCTTTAACGTCTTTGGCATCTTTAGCATCAACTACTACATCTATATCTCCAACATCGGGAAAGTTTGTAACAGTTGTTCCAACACCAATGTGATCCATCCCAAGAGGATCTAAAATATCTCTCACAAAGCTAGCAACGATTGGTGAGACTTCTTCTCTGGGTATTCTTTCACTTCGAGTAATCACTCTGCCTGTGGCATCCTTAAATGCGTTTCCTCCCTCATTAATCATCCTGCTCCACGCACTTTCAACTCTTTCCTGGACAGTTTGTATCACCTCATCTCCTCCCGATATTTGAGCTCCACCGTAAGCGAAAAATCCTCTAAGCTTATTTATTGGTGTGAACATTCCGGTTAATTTTCTTGTTTTGCCATCTTTCCACTTAAATACTATTCCCTCAGTTGCTTTCTCAAATAATTCTTCATTGGCCTGGATTCTTGCAAGCGCTACCCTTATTCCTTCCAGCTCCTTTGGATTTGCAATGATATGATTTCCATCAAATGCGACGCGAGCAGAGCTAATAAATCTAGAAAGATCATCTCTGTTGCTTGCCTTGAGAGTAAAATCAATATTTCTAATTACAAGAATCCCAATTCTTTGAACTATATTTTCAATAGGGATTATCGCATCTGCTAAAAACGTTGCCCTTCTCTTAAGAATATTATTATTAAAGCTGTCCCAGCCTTCTGGATCAATCTTTTTAAACGCTCTGGCAATGCTTCCTCTTCCCGTAGCTATCTTTGCAGTAGCAGCATCTAGCAGTTGTTCTGGAACACTATCACCTAATTTTTCACGAACCATTGAGTGAACTAATTCACCCATAGTATTTTCTTGACTTAAATTATATTGGCTAAGTAGAGAATCAATTGAAGATTTAATCTCACCTGTTTCCTCATCAGTTATATCTAGTGCTCGAAGAAGCCTGAGGTATGGAACAGATCCCATGTGAAAGTCCTGATTTGCTCCTGATTCTGCTGAAGATACAAATTCATTGAAGGCCTCGTCATCTACGACAGTATCTGGTGCTACTGCGGCTGCCTGAATAAACCGTATTGATGGTTCATCATAAACTATTGTATTTGGATTCTCTGGAGTTAACAGCGCTGACTCAATTAGAACCTTTCCATTCTGGAATAACGAATCTTGAAACTGCAAAGAAACTGGTGACAGCGCATCGTATGCTTTAACAAATGCATTTCTGACGCTGTCATTCCATGAATATTTTTCTATGATTCCAGCCCTATCCATTCCGGCACCAGATAATACTCTCTTATATGTCGCTCCCTTACTAAAGAATAATAAAGAACCGTCCATAACAGTGAATGTTATATTCTGGCCGTCCATCTTCTCTTGAATCTCTTGCAATTCTCCCATTTGAATTGTGTCTATTAGTTCGTAGAGATCACTCATGGGCATATTGAAATCTTCATAGAAATTTAATATATGTGATTCGAGCTCTGCCTGTTCAGACAGTGTTGCTACCTTTTTAAATCTTGATGCTGCCTTCTCAATAACAGACGGCGGTAAAAGTATTGCCATGCTATCCCCTTATTATTCCTTGAATAAAATATCTTAAGTGATTCTCTGTCATGGGTGATTCTCCCCTTCCGAGCATTAGATCTATAACCCTGCTCTTCTCATCATCATTTAAAAATGGCGGAAGAAATCTCTTTGCCTCTTCAATTCCCTCTTCTGTTGATGCAATATCTCGAACCTCAGTCCCTCTTATTCTCTGCATTCTTTCTAAGTCTTCTTGAGAGGCACCGGGATAGTATGATCTTAATGCTACTATTGAGCTTTCTTCGCTTTGTCCTATGATATCCATCAGCCTCTCTTCATCAAGATAGTCATTTGCAGACTCTGGAGATATTGCTCCTAGCTGTACTTTTCCTGTCTCTATAAGGTCTCCAAAATATGACAGCTTTCTAAGATAATCTCTAATAGTGTCTTCGGCGCCATAGATTGTAACTTTCTCATACATCTCTGGATCTTCTACAAACTCTTCAATAATTTCAAACACTCTTCTCATAGGCGTAGTGCCCAGTGTAGATTCAACCTCTACCATTGGAAGCTCTCTTTCAATTGCTGCCTCATATATATCAAAAATTTGCTTAGATACCTCCGGAGTATAGAATCTTCCACTACTCCCTATTGGCCTAAACTTTTGTCCCGACTTTAACGGTTTTCCTCTTTTTCCAATCTTTATCGGCTTTCTCTGCTGAATTCCATAAAATAGATAAACCTTGTCACTATCATCTATTGCGCGAGCTAGTTTCGCAAAATGTCCAGTAGTGAACGGCTTGAAGCCTCCCCCAAATAATCCTAATTTCATTTTTTTCTCCTGTTGGGCCACAGCTTACTCATTTTCTTAAACACAGCTTCTGAAACTCCGGCGAAATCTTCCATTTGAAACTTTCCTGATATTTCAATAACTCCGTCTTCTGAGATACTATAATCTAAAAACTCATTGTCATCTGCAGATTCAAGGTTTAGAGCCTGGATAGTTGATATGGGTATTGGTTCAAATGCCCAGATATCGGTACTGACATTTATCTTTTTCCCTCTCACCCTTTCTGCGACATGAATGTGACCATGCATCATTAGATCATATTTTTCATCAATCATGCAGTCAGGCACCGGCCTGTGCTCTAACAGCGCGAGCCTTCCATCTGGCATTTTATAGTCAAGACTTTTATAAAATTCATCAAATCCAGTCCAGAGCATCTTCTTTTCATTATAATCATGATTTCCCTTTACCAGTATCTTATATCCGTTTAATTTTTCAATATATTCTTTTGCTTCTTCAGGTGGGCACAAGAACACATCTCCCAAAACAAACACCCTATCACAATCTGAAATGATTCTATTCCAGTTAGTAATAATTTCTTCATTCATCTGATGAACTGTCTTAAACGGTCTATCACAAAACCGTATGACATTCTTGTGACCGAAATGAAGGTCTGACGTAAAATAATCCAACTTAAGCTCCGAACTCATTAGTTACTTTTTGAAGAACGAGAGCATTAAGCTTCAAAAGTTTTTGATATGATTCATCATCTATAAATCTACTTCTTTTAGATTCCACGTTTTTTCTCAACCCGCTTTCATAATTAGACAATATCGTCCTTAACATTTCATCAGAGTTATAGACACCGTGATTTCCAAGAGTAAGGGCTAGCCCCTTTATTCCGGAAGCCAGCCCTGCAATTGTAACATTTTGTGGATCAACTCCGGGATTATTTCTAAGGAGGGGATCTTCATTAATTTCTTCAGAGCCTATAATATACTTTGCTATATCTCTAAGAAAGGTTTGAATACTAGTGCTTATATTTTCTGTTTCAACTCCCTTGCTTCTTGAGAATCTACTTGGAACTCTTTGACCCATCTTGGATCTTACTATCACACCCTCTGTACTAATTGACATAACCAGATAGTCGCCCAATGCTTTATAAAGATTTCCAATTGTATACCCTTTAATCCCGTGCTCAGGCGTGTATCTTCCCTCCATCCACCCAGAATATCTTGGGAAAGTTACAACGGTGTCTACTTGAACAAGCTGTCCGTTCGGAAGCCTAAGCATAACCATGAGTGGCGTGCTGCCTCTCAGCGTCTCATCTATATCAACTGTGTCTGGCCTTCTTTCATTCAAAAATCTTACAAATAAATTTTCATATTTAGATGTAACCCTTCTGTCATCTCTTCTTCTATCGAACTCTTCTCCCTCAAACTCTGATGGGAATGATACAAGATAGTCAATATCTCCATACGATGCATCGCTTCCTTGCGACATGTCTTGCTGATAATAACTTACAGATCCAACAGGGCGCATTGCACGAACTGGCTTCTCGCCTACAGATTCTAAATATAAGTTCCACTGATCTATTAGCGCCGTATATATTTCAACTGCAGCGTTAACAACAGCTGGTGTCAGCTGTGCTAGCATATCTCTTTTTTCAGGACTAAGTTTTAAACCGCCCTCACGCAGATATGCTTCTTCTAAAATTAACTTCCTTAAAAGAGATACTAATGACATTTGAAACCAACCCTATCATAAATATGAATCTAGAGTTTAAATTCTGACTGATTATGTTTTATCAGCTGCATCTAGAATGGTTTTCTCGCAGGAGTCTCAAATGCAGTCTTGGTGCTTGCATAGATGAACATTCTAATATGATCATCAGTCACATCTTCGATATTGTTAAGGCTGAAATGAGATTTGATAAGATTCAAAAACTCAGGTGTTAGATCGACCTCTAAGTCTCCGCCTTTGGGCAATGCTATTATTCTTTTTTCCATACATTATTTTACCACACAGGAGAAAAAATTACAACAAATTAGCTAAGATCTCATTAAATTTCTTACCCGATTTCTTATTTCAGATAGATCTGCTGGAGATCCTGCCTTTATTGGGGGCTTAGTATCCTCTTCTCCCTCTTCGGGCTCCTCTTCAGGTGAATCATCGGCGAGAGGATCTTTCCCCTCTTCGGATTCAACGTCTATATCTGCACTCACTTCTTCATCATCACTAGACATTGTTATGCTTGATGGTGGATCGCTGGGGTCTGGAGCTGATGATCCATCAGTTTGTCCGGTAAGGATTCCCGCAAATGCTTTCATAAATGTTAATAGAGCCTCTCTCTCGAGTGGCTCAAGTCTATCAAAATAATCCCTAAGCTGAGACTTCATACTACTATCATCTACAGACCTGCCGCTCCTAAGATCTTTAACTGCAGTGCTTATACTGTCCAGTGAGACCTCTAGAGATGACGGACTGTTATCTGGAGCGGGCTCTTCGACATCGTCATCTTCAGCCTCCTCTTCGACCTCAACAGCTTCTCCCTCTTCGTCTTGTTCATAAATGTTATTAAAAATCTTGCTATCTGATTTCATTCTATCAACAATATTCTTTTGCTTTGAATCATCGTGGATTGATGCTTTGGCATCCTTGATACTCTCCTCTGCAAGCAATCTAAGAAATATTTTGATGTCTTCTGACGTCTCAAGATTAATAGTGCTCATTTTGCTTTCTCCATTCGAGTTCGATTACGCCAGTTTTCTGTATGAAGTCTATTATACTTTCTCTGAGGTGACTCTTCGACCTCTTCTAAGCTCTTAATTCTTTCTCTTCCATCATCCTCTCTTTTACAAATATCTTTTACAAATTTATCAAAAGCAAATCTGGGTTTTGTGTTTCTTGACATCTTAATCCTCCACAGTATTATGTATTTAATAGCTCAACAATTATGCTGCACTCATACTTTCTATTTTCAAGTAATTCAAAGTATTTTGACAAAGTTTTAAAATTGTCATACTCTTTGACTAAAGTTTTGTCAGCAGTGTATAGCGATATCGAATCTACATTATTCAAGATAAATAGAGAAGCAAGCTCTCCATCGCAAACAAAGCTCATCTCGACCCTTTCGGCGTCGAAAGCGACGTCGTGAATAACTTTCATCTTGCTTGATGGCGCACTAACTTCTCTGCCAGACACCTTTAGCAATACAGAAATACCGCCTATTCTTGTTCCATCTTCATAAAACTGACTAACATCTATGCTGTCAGCTATTTCATCGCTAACAAAAACCTTCACTCTTCATCCTCACTAGTTGCAACAAAATATTTGATATCTTCGTACAGCTCATCACAAAATTTTGCCAAGTTTAAGTCCTGCTGTGTGATCCTGCTTATGTCAAGTGTGTATGTTTCTATTTCAATTAATCTATGGCTAATGATCATCTTACAATGGTGCTGATTATACTCTTGATATTTTAATGTTTCATTTACAAAATAATCTAAATGAGAAAATTTTAAAAATTCAAATACTTTGAATAATCTTTCAGGACCTGATCTGGTCTGCCAGTCTGAGGTTTCGGCTCTAACGGGCAAATCTCCGTCAGGTATGGTTGTAGATATCCCTTCAAGGATTCTTGATACTGAACTGCACGATGACTGAACGTCTCTGATTCGATTTTCACCTAAGTACTTCACGAGCGGCATCACATCCTCAGGATAGTATTGATCATTTTCTTAAGGTTCTCTTCTAGATTAACATCTTCGTCACCTTTTTCTGGAACTTCAAGAGCCTGATCAAGCTTCTTCTCTATATCCATTGTACTTAAAGCTTCATCAATCGATTTTTCAAATAGCTTTACAAGATACTTTTTGTCTCCAAGCCTCTGGAGAAACTGCTGATCAGATTTCTTTTGATAATCTCCTGTAAAGAAATTAGAGATAAATTTCTGCTCTTCTGCTGCTGCAGCCTTATAAATTTCTGGAGTGATTCCACCAGCTACAAGCTTTCTAGCTTGTGCTGAATCAGCGTCAAGAGTAACTAAATCGACCTCTCCGTTAAACATCTTAGAAAAAGTATTGGCTGCTTTGGGATCTATCCCCTGAGATACTAAAAATGCAACGATGTGATCTTTCATTAGCTTGGCGAAATCTCTAAACTGTTTATTAAAATAAGCTTCTGAGAATGCTATTCTTAATATGTATCCTCCGCCTCCCTGTAATAAATCTGCGGGTATGTGACCCAGCTCATCGTCGTGTGATGCAGTTAGCATGGCTTGAAATTGATCGTTGATGTGGGATATACCCTCTTTTAAATCTTCCTCTTCTGGAGATAGATTTTTATCTGCATCTAAAGATGCCAGCGTCCTTTCAGTTATTGAAACAAATTCATCAAGCAGTGCTGCCATATTCTCCATAACCTTGTTTGCATAGTCTCCATAGGCAGAGACCCCAGTCATTGATCCTATTAGTGCTTTAAACTTAGGTTCTGCAAATTTTCTTCTCCACTGTCTAATACCGCTTGCATTCTTGAATCCAAAATATGTCGAAAGTGAATCGAGCTTCTTTAGATCTTTCTCTGCCTTTTCTAAGTCTGCTAGTCTCTGTTGCTCGGGAGTTAGCTCTATCTCTCGCATCTCTCGATCCCAAGTTGGTGTATCTACTACAACTCCCTGCTTTGTAAGTGTTGCGATTGTCTTATATGCTTCTTTTCTTCTAGGGTCTGTTTCAGACTCTGCCTTTGCAAGTAGGTAGGCTAAGACTTCCTCGTTAGTCTGATCCTTCATCATCTTGCGAGCTTCCATGTCAACTTCTTTATTAAATTCAAGCTGCTCAATAAACTCTGGTGATGCAAATAAATCTTGCCAGTCTGACTTATATTTTTGGTGTATCCTTCTTATCACCTCTGTTCTACCCTCGGGTGTTAATCCGCCGAGTAGCTGCTTTGCGAGATCATCGACAACAAGTGCTCGAGCAAGATCTAGCCGCATCCTCTCTGGTCTCATTGGCTTTCTAAATTTCTGTCCAGGATTCATTACTATAGATTCATACTCCTCTTCCTCATAGCCGATCTCCTGCTCTTGAAAGTGGGTTAGCAGATCAGCGGTAGCAGAATTAATGTCAGCGACCTCTTCATCTGTCTGAGCAAAGATGACATCATCGTCCTGGTCCTCTTGTTCAAGTATCATAGATATGGCTTTTTTAAAGACCGATTCAAGGATTGCATCTTCTTCATCTGGTATATCTTCTTGTGCGGCCTCTAGTGACTCTTCCTCTTCTTCCTCTTCAGTGGGTTCCTCTGTTGTTTCGGAGTCTTCGTACTCTGAAGAGCCGTGTCTATCAAGTGCTTGATCAAGAATGTCGTGTAACTTTCTATAGAAAAAATCTATTTGATCCTGCGGAACTTCTTCTGATATGGTTGATGCTGATCGTGAGAGCTGCTGTGTAGATGTGGGCATGAAGTCTGGGTCTCCTACTGGCGGCCTATCGACAGCTAGCTGTGTTGACATAACAGGGGATGCCTCTATTGGCTCACCATCTCTGTTGCCCCAGCCCCCATCGGGCTCTTCCTGCTCCACTTCTTCTGTGCCAGCTGCTAGAGATTCCATGGCTTCGATTAAAGCTTTTTCATTAACAACAACTTTCATTTCTATCCCTCGAAGATAAATATCAAATACTTTATTAAAAGTACTATGGATTTGCTGCCTGGCCTATTGCATATCCTGCGCCAATTGTTAAAGCTACACCAGAAAGAACGCCTATTGCAAATACAGCTTCCGGCGGAACCTTTTTCTTTGTAATTTTCTTCTCTAAATAAAGAATATGATCATTTCTAATAGCAAGCGTTTCATCAAATCTAAATTGTAATGAATCTTTTGATGCTTGCAGTACATCAATCTCTAGGTGAAACTGCGCAGATTGTAGCTGAAGCTGTCTTGTTGTTTCGATTTGACAAGCCTCTTGAGAGAACTCTAGATCAACTAGTAGTCTCGCTGCGGCTTCAGTATTAAATAACGTTCCGTCAAATGGTGCCGGCTGGCCTTCTTCAACTGTTGCTATCTCTTCTCCAGCGTAGGCCAGGGTTGGAGAAATTAAAGACGCACAAAGAAAAAAGAAGATAGTTAAATTCCCTGCAAATATTTTAAATGTATCATTCATAATAACCTCACAGAATCATAACACATATTCATTAAGTAGTTTATGACATATGAATATCAAATCCCGTAATTTCAGATATTCTTCTAGTTATCTCATCTGGATCATCAGAATTTTCAGAAATTACTTTTTCAATTTCTTTCTTTTTCTTTGTAGATAATGCCGCATCTCTTTCTAAAAATTCACTTTCTATTTTTTCAATTGACTCTAAGTATCTCTTTTTAGCCATCTCTCTATCAGCTAGCTCTTTCTCATGCGCCTTATCAATGACTTCTATTTCTTTATCGTAGTCTTCTCTTATTTTTGATATTAATTTGCGGGCACCCGACGAGCGCCCAGTTATTACAAGCACTAGTATTGGAATTGCAGCGCCGAGGAAAAGTTTCCAATTCTTTTTGCACCACGCCCAGGCCCTCTTCAGGAATGCTTTTATCTTGATAAGACTAAGCATTATGTCTGTAGGCTTTCATTGTATCTACAACAGTCTGACCGCCAATATACACAATAGCTATCATACCCCATGTTTCTGACGTTAGATCAGACCACATCATTAAACTTGTTGCAGTTACAAAAACTAACAACTTGCGAGAAATCGCTTTTTCAAGAATCGTATCTAGAACACCTTTTCGCATAGCTCCTCCAAATTAAAGGCTATACTTCTAATTATTCCAGAAGTTTAGAAACGATTCTCTAATTTATAAAATCGTCATCATCGATAGAGAAATTCATTAATACTTCCTCAATATCAGATGACGTTATTTTCTTTGGGGGAGGATTATCGTTTAGCACAGTAACGATATCACATTGAATTCCTGCTATGATGGTTGTTAAAGCTGATTGCTTATGAATGACGTTTGATACCTCAGACATCTGATTTTCAAGAATAGCAATTCTTTCTTCGACCCTTGCGCTTTCCATTGGGTCGATTGTGTTTCTAAAAAATAAAGATTTGAACCATGCAAACATTACTCTCTCGCTAGAGGATTTTCCTTTTCTATAATATTATAGACTGATTCAGCATCTGTTTCAGATAATTTTTTAATAACTCTGTCTCTTTTGTCTTGCGCGAGGCTTTCAAGAAGCTGAATCATCTCAGGTGACTCTGCAGCTATTCTCTGAGATATCTCTTCATACACCTCTTGCATTGAAAGCCTATTCTTAAAACATAGAATTCTTAAGCTACTGTGTGTTTCACGAGTAATATTGAAATGAATAGTCTTCTTAGTTTCAAAATCTGTGTAGGTCTTCTTATTCACTATGCACCTCCGCCACCCATTTGACCAGTGCCGCCGTGGAATGCTCCAGCCGCATATGGTGCCTCAGGCTCTTCTCTTCCGCCGTCTAAGTCAAAGTCAAATTGTGAATCTAGAATTTCTCTCATCTCATCAGCATGCTCTTGATCGTAGTTGTCTAATAGAAAATTCATAGCCCTATTGACAATAACAGACTTTATGTCTAAGAGGGTTTCATGATTCATAGCTAACCTTGCAACTCGCTTTGTAAATGCGTCAATGTCTAGAGGAGGCTTCGGCATAGCCTCTATTGGCTCAGCATCTGTATCAGCGCTATCAGCTGGGGGAGGATCTTCTACTGGTTCAGCTTCGTCACCAGCTCCTTCGTCACCAGCTCCTTCGTCACCAGCTCCTTCGTCATCAGCAAGCGGATCTTCCTCATCTTCCTGCTCCATTAAGAGGGCTCTAAGCGAAAGCTTTATTAAAGACTCATTTAGGCTGCCTGCTTCAGAATCTTCACTAGATATTGAATCTTTTTCAAATTTTAAAATAAATGAATCTATTTGATCATCAGCAGAATCTTTTTCTAGCCTGGTCACTTCCTCGTCTGCTGTTGGTTCAGAAAATAGTTCCTCAACTTGTTCAATAATCAGAGATCTTAAAAATCTTAAATCAGAATTTTTCATACTATCCTCCTAGCTGCTTTTGAACATTGTCTGCTTTTCTGAACCTATCTTCGATAATATTCCAGTTCAGCTGTTTCATCATTCCATAAGTATATGTCTTGACATCATTTAAGTAATCTCTATAATACGCATGTTGCCACATATCCATTACTATGACTGGATATGACCCTACGGGAACGTTTAAACTATGAAGGTCTATGGGACAATTCATATAACTTTGAGTAAACGTATTAAGATATGTAATTGCCCATCCGCACCTTGATGCTAGACAACAAGCTATAAAATCTCTCTGCCACTCATCAAATGATCCAAAGTCTCTTGAAAGTCTCATATATGAAAGAGAGTCCATCGGAATCTCACTATGTAGATCACTAATATTGGCAAAATATAAATCATGCAAATAGACAGCATTCATGTTGCAAGTTTCATCAATCTTTAAATCTCTAAATCTAGAGTGATTAGAATTTACATCAAGTCTATCTACTGTATCTAGCTCCGCACTTATTCTATTAAAATCTTCTATGTACTTGTCGTATAGCTCTAGATGACTCTTTTTGCTTGCAGAGCTCAATAGTTCTGTTGGAAGACTGAATGTTTTTGGCTGGGCTACATAGGATTCATTAAGTGAATCTTTTCTATTGAGCCCTAAACTCTCGCTTATATTCTTTTTAAGATCTTTATTTGTAAACTGTGACATCATTGCCTCTCATAATCTGCCAGACTTTCCGCTGGAATAAGTAATTTCTTTCCCGGTCTCTGACATAAAATTTTTGCTTCTCCGGAATCTTTAGGCAGTATTACCTTTATAACTGTATAAATCAAGCCGGACGGAATGTGTCTAATCTTGAATCCATTCTTAAGAATAACTTTCTTATCATCTCCAGATCCGGCAAATATATCAATATTTTCATTTTTCTGATGTATTCTATCAGAAATATCTAAAATATCACTTTTACTGAATACTTTCACATCGGCCTCGTTATTAAATATGATGTTGAGAGGGTTAAATTTTTCTTACATCTAAGCCTGCAGACTTTAAAATTTCTAACCCAGAATCATCTCTATAGAGTTCATCATATATCACTTCATCTATGCCTGCATTGATGATTGCTTTTGCGCACATCCTGCATGGGCTAAGTGTGATATACATTATCTTTCTCTGAGGGTCGTTATAGTCACATTTTAAAAGAGCATTGATTTCTGCATGCAGCATTCCAGACTCACCTGGTATCGCTGATTCAACTTCATTAGGGCCGCCCGAATAATTTCCGTTATATCCGACTGCCATAACCTGAGTATTGTCTTCGGTGACAACAATTGCTCCAACTTGATACCTTGGGTCATAAGATCTTTTAGAAATTAGATGAGCAAATTTCATCCACACAGTATTCCAGCTTGGTCTCATAATCTAATTCCTAAAATGGATTCCTCTCACAATACTCAATAACACCCATGACAGATTTAAATCTGTCATCTTCAACGTCTTTGTATGATTTTCCAAAGACTGATTTTATTACTTTTGCAATGTGAGCGTATGCATTTCTACCCTTGGGATGCCGAGGTGAGGAGGGTAATTGTCCCTGTAGTCTTAGTCCCGCCTCCTGTATCTTCTCCCGGATCTTCACACAATTTTCCTGATTCATCTTCTTCCTCTGATTCAAGTTCGTCTAAGAGAGCTTCCATTTGATCGACGGCTTCCTCTTTATCGAGATCACCCTTTTCCTCAAGAACCTCTCTTATTTTCTTAAGCTCTTCTCTTGCAGGCGTCGTGTCAACAATAGGTTCAATAATTCTATCAAACAAATCATCTAGAATTGTCTCACCCGGTAGTGTAAATCCTGCAGCTTTTTTGTGACCGCCTCCGTTGAATTTCTTAGCCACCTCAGAGACATCTACGTGATCATGAAATGCTCTTAGGCTCACCTTGATATTTCTTTCTTCATGATCGTAGTACCATATTACTGCAAAGTCACAGTCCGGAGATAGTCTTGCGCCAATCTCAGACATCCAGTGAGATGAATTTACTACAAGGACATCGTGACCATCATATTTTCTTGGCTTAGCTTTTTCACACACCTTTTTCACAACTGTCTTCGAATAGGCTAGAATATACGAGCCTCTCTTTACTGCGTCATCAAATACAGAATCATCTTCAAACTTTAAAAATTCCTCAAATTCAAAGGGAATCATGTCAAAAGATGCAGCAAATTCCTTAGAATATGGTAACTCCCACTTCCATAAATCTCTATCTTCTATGTAAAGAAGAAACTTTGGGGGCTCTTTTCCACGATGAAAAAAGTTCCATGAAAGTATTGTTCCAGAATGATTCATGTCAAAAATTGTATTACTAATATCATGAAGCTCTACCATTGCTGACTTGTGATGATCTATTACAATTAGATCGTTTGCTTCTTCAATCATTCCTTTTATGGTAACATTATCATATGAGAAATCAAGAATAGCAACATTCTTGCCAGTTACATCTGGAGGAGTTGATCCGTGCTTTGCTGCATGATATACTGCCTTCTTTCCAAGACACTTCCACGCTGCGTAAGCTGCTCCAAAACCATCAGAGCAATTTGCGTGATAAATAACTAAATCAACACTAGTTGGTTCAATCATGGTTCCTTCTCTTCATCGCTTAGGTTGTTCATATAACTATGATAAAACCAGCATCTCGGCTCATATAAGTCAGAACCGCCAACTGTAATTTCTTTCATATCATTAAATTTTCTATGAGTATAGTATGCATCTAGACCCGTGACCGTACAAACGGCCGGGCATATTTCAATCTTTGTCGCCCAAGGCATCATATCTCTAACCTCAGTAAAAACATTGCCTGTTGCAGAAAGCTGAAGTGAAGATACAACAATCGTCTTCCCCTCTCTGAATAGCTTTAAAAGCACATCTGATATTCCCTCTATCATAAATGCCTCATCGACAGCAATAACATCAACGTCTCCATCGTTGAGCTCGATAGTCCTAATTATATCTTCGCCAGTCTTAACAGCATTTGCAGGTAACTTTCCTCCATTATGCGTGCAGATTTCGACACTTGAATATCGCTCATCAAGAGATGGCTTGAATGCTATAACATTTCTATTCTGATATCTAAATCTATCTACAGCTGCAAGCAGTCTGGTTGTCTTGGAGCCAAACATTGGTCCAGCAAAGATAATAAACTCAGGTATTCTTTTCATCTGAGCGTCCATAGTCATCCTCTATTCTTACGGGAGAGTCATGTAAGTAGTTTCCAATTTCAATAATTTCACAATCCATTAGAGCCTCTAGCCGATACGGACAGCACGACTGTACATGTAAGCACCCACCGGGCTCTAGGACTTTTGTTATCATTGGATGCGAATTTGGATTTTTAATACTTAGCTCATCTCCAAAAGTAACTTGAAGCTTCCCGCTTAAAACTAGAAGCGATTCATTTTTCTGTGGATTAAATTTCAAGCTTGTCCTATTTCCCTTAAGAATAAATAACAGCTTTCCATGACCAGAAGTAAATGATGACCATGACATCTCATGACCCCAGGGCTTTTCCTTCTTGGTCCATGACTTAGAAACCCATGCTGTCTTTATTTCATCAGTCTCCATCTTCAATATTCCACCATTCAATTGTTTTTTCCAGCCCCTCCCAAAATCTTACTAGCGGCTCATATCCCAACTCATCCCTTGCTCTTGATATATCTGCCTGTGTGTGCATCACATCTCCGGGCCTCCATGCCGCGGCAACAACGACTGCATGAGAATATCTCTCTTTAAAGTGCTCTAATATTTCTAAATTTGATGTTCTATCTCCACACGAAATGTTATAGCATCTTCCGTTGAAACCACCGGGTAGATCAGATTCTGCTGCTAAGATATTTGCGTGAACTGCATTATCAACATAACACATATCTCTAGACTGTGAGCCATCACCGTCACTTCTCATAGGAAGCCCATTCTTTAGAGCATGACACCACGCAGAGACTGCAGTTGAATAGGGAGAGTCTCCATACTGTCCGGGACCGAACACATTAAAATATCTTAGACAGATAATATCAATATCATAGAGATGACAAAATAGGCTTGCTATATCCTCTACTGCACTTTTTTGCCATGCGTATGGTGACTTAGGATTCTTTTCTGTATCCTCATGCGTTGGCATATTTTCTGCACCTCCGTAAACTGAAGATGAAGATGCCCACACAACTCTCTTAACAGAGCCTATGCATGCTTGAAATAATCTAACTGTACTAGAGATATTCACATCAGTCGTATGCGATGGCTGCTCAACTGAGTATGAAACTCGAGGAACGGCAGCTTGATGAAAGACATGTGTATACATTTTTGCCTGAATAGACTCTAAGATATTTGTATGAGAAAAGTCTCCCTGGATTACATGAACGGTTCCGCTATCTCTTTCTGATATCGGTCTTGCCTCATAGAATGCCTTTAGTAAATCTACAGGAACCACCCTCAGCTTTAACCCTTCAAGCAATTCTAAATGACCGCTTGACATATCATCGACTACATCTACTGACCAGCCATCACTAACAAGTTTGTGGGTGAGATTAGATCCTATGAATCCACATCCCCCTGTAACTAAAGCTCTTTTCATTATCCCTCTCCTATCTGTCAATTTTACTCTACAACGTGAGCAGAGTTTAAGTTAAATCTTAATCTAGCTTTTTTTGCACAACCAAGCTTATTAAAACACTCACTTGCTAAGAAGTACAAGAATTTTATATCATACGGAAAAATGTTTTTAACATCCGTAGATCTAATCACACAATTAAAATCCATAACTTCATCTCTAATAGCTACCTGAATAAATGATATGCACGAAGAATCGGTATACACGAACCTTCGCGAACCCTCTGTTTCAACTCTGGCATATTCATTATCTCCAGCTAGCTCCATATCAATCTTTCTTAAAAGAGACGATCTAATCATATCATAGTATTCCCTCTCATTCTCATGATCAAGTATATCAGATGAAGCTTCTTCAAACTTACCATCATCATACAGAGTAAAAGAAAGCGGGTATGATTCTTTGCGAGACGTAGATTCTACGAAAGAATTGACTAGCTCTGATATATCAGATAGCGAATACATTTCAGATTTGCCTAAATTAAAAACAATCCCCTCTAGTGACACGTCTGATTCATAGACTGATACATTTGGAAACTTATTTAGATTGTCTTTTTCTTCATAGAATGCATCATAGACTTTCCGCATAGCAGAGAGATCTTCGTGTATATCATCTCCGCATGAATTAAATCTTTCTTCAATCACATTAAACTCTGGCAACAAAATAACAAATCTATTATTAAGGTTTGACAATTCTTCGTGAAGGTCATAGTCTAGATTATCAATATTTCTTCCGTAAAACTTGCAAAAAATTCTCCTTGATATTTGAGATCTATCAAAGATATGCCATCTATACCCAGTTAGAGTATGAATATTTCTTATAAGCGTCGTCTTGCCAGAGCAATCAGGACCCTCTATAAACAGACTTTTAATTGGAAAAGTTATCACTAAACGTCGATCTTTTTCATCTTATACGATGATGTTGAACATCCCCAGGACTCTGTAGAAGCAACTTCAGCTAGCCACATTGTATACAATTCAGGCTGGTTATTAAAGCCTCCCCAGACACGGAGCCAGCAGCTCTCAGAGTTATTATCCATTACCCTCATGCGATAATATTTCTTTCCATTCTTAGTAAGTTTTTCGTGCATCTCTTGTATACAAAACCATACTATTCCTTTTTCATTTCCTTCCATTGTAATTATTGATTTGAGCTCTGCCTTATTAATCTTATCCATAATCTTTGGTGGGAAGACAAGGGCTTCATCTACACCAGACAATAGATCAACATTAAAGCCTATCTTTATCTCCCTACTCCAGTCTGGAAGATCAATATTTTCACGTATTTTTTCAGGTATAAAGTCAGGAACTGATCCTGCCTCTTTCATTAATTTCTTTGCAGCTGTCTTTGTGATTCCATGCCTCCCCTTCTTAAGCTTGTCATAGTTTCCTACAATAACTTCGTGTAGCTGCCTGTGATTTTCAATCGTTCCATCTAGCATTTCAGATAGCGAACTAAATGCCTCAATCTTGCACAATGAATCAAAACAAGTCTTATTCATCTTTGAAGGTTTCCACTTTCCGTCTTCTGTAAATAGCAGCTGATCGATGTTATCAAAGGGTCGTCTTTCCAATATTTCCTGTACAGCTGCTGATCCCACTCCCTTAATTGCTGTAAGCGGAGGAACGAATCCCCCTCTTTCTTCGGAGAATACCCACACCTCAGAAGACGTATTGATATCAGCTTGTAAGATTTTATACCCAAAAGATTTAATCTCAGATATAATCTTTCCAAACTTTGGAGATCCATTCCATGTCTGAAGACATGTTGCAAGCCACTGCTTTTCATAGTGAGTGTGTAGCCACGCTGAATAATAAGAATCAACAGCATAAGCTACAGCGTGACTCTTATTGAATCCATATCCAGAGAATGCTTCGATGGTCTCATATAGATCTGTTGCTTTCTTGAGATCCATTCCGCTTAGGTTTACAGCTCCATCGATGAATGCTTTTCTTAGATCTTCGCGCTCTTTCACTTTCTTGTAGTTTTGGTCTAGTGACTTCTTAACAAGAGTCTTTCTCATCTTATCTGATGCACCCTTATCAAACCCACAAAGCTTCTGCGCAATAAGCATGAATTGCTCTTGATAGATAACAAATCCTCTACTTTCTGTGAGAAGCTCTTCAAGAATCGGATGATCATATACAATATCATCTAAATTCTTTCCAGCCTTGACATACTTTCTATGGACATTTGCCGCGAGCGGTCCAGGTCTATAGATTGCAGTAATGGCAGCAAGGTCTTCGATACACGTTGGCTTTGCAGCTTTGCAGAAATTACGAGCTCCTGTATTTGTAAACTGGAATACCTGGACGAACCTGCCCTTGTGATAGACATGCTTCCACACATCTTGATCATCCATCTCATGATACCGACTGTTCAAGTTATCATCAAAAAAGTCATTGATCTCATCAAAGGTTGGTTCTTCATAATTTCCAGCCTCTACCATTCCCTCCTTGAGAATGAGTCTAATACAGTCTTCAACCATCTTAAGCGTGGCAAGACCAAGAAAGTCAAACTTTAAAAATCCGTTTTCTTCAAGGTTTCTAACATTCATTCCCTCAGACCAGGGTGTTTGTAATTCTCCCCTGACTTTAATGAGTGGCATGTATTTTTCAAGATTAGGGCAAACTAAAACTCCACCAGCATGTCTACCAATTGATCGACTTTCCATAAAGAGATTCTGAACATGTTCTTTTATCTTTGGATATTTTTCCATGAACTCACGATATGCAGGGCTATATTTTTCACAATCCTCATGTGTTAAAACATAGGTTGACTTTTCTTCATGATCTCCCATTGCTCTGGGCATAACATCCCTCTCTAGAGGGTTCGTCATTGTATTTACTTCACCGAATGGTATTCCATAAAATTTAGCAACGTCCTTGATTAGAGACTTAAGCTTGAGAGTATTAAAGTTAGATACTGGGACAACTGAATCCTCACCGAACATCTCTCTAGATACATCGATAAGGACATCTCTGTCCCCCACATCTGTGTCTATGTCTGGCCAGGATGCTTTGTGAAGGCCCAAGAATCTCTCAAACAGTAAATTATACTTAATGGGATCTATATGCGTGATTGAAAGCAGATAGTTCACAAGAGATCCGCCGCCTGAGCCTCGCCCTGGGCCAATCAGTGTTCTCTTTCCAGACTCTTCAAATACAGATGTCAGGGTCAGGAAATAATTTTCAAATCCAAGCTGCTTGATTATGTCTAACTCCTCTGCAGCTCTCTCCAAATATGGCTTGTTATCTTGCAAGCCCATGTCGATAATTCCTTGCTTGACTTGCCCGACAAGCTTTTTAAATGCAGGCTGTTCTGGTGTGCTAAAGTTTGGAAGCTTTGCGCTCGTATCAAACCACACTTCTTCACACTGGTCCCACGCGATATCATATGATCGCTCAATTGCAGACTTGACAAGCTCTTCATTCCCCTTATAGAAATCATGCTTGTCATAATGCTCTCCAAACTCTTCCCACATCTGGCTAGCATTTTTAGGATATAGCTCGCACTTTAAGTCTTCAAACTTTGGAAGAGGTTTGAACTCGCCTCCTCTTGCTCCCATTCTCCCCAATTTTCTATAAAGCTCTCTTGCTTCCCAAAGATCGGCTCCATAGTAATGGGAATCAGCAGTAGCTACTAAGGGTAGTCCTGTTGATTTTGATAGTTCAATTAGGTGCTTATTTGTTGTATGCTGTATTCCCAAATTATTGAATTGAAGCTCTAGATTAAAATTTTCAAAACCTACTGAATCAACAAATCTGTCTGCCATGTTCTGTAGTTCTAGCTGGATATCACCAAAGCTTTTTTCTGCTGCCTCGCCTCGAATCGCTATTGATGCTGGAAGTCCTCCCACGCAAGCTGTTGAAACTATAAGTCCCTCTCCATGAAGCTTAAGCAGATTATAATCAATTCTAGGAAATCTATAGAACCCATCAGTATATGACTTCTTAACTAGTGTGAAAAGATTCTCAAGGCCCTTCTGATTCTTTGCAAGAACCACTAAGTGATATCGTCTTTTCCAACTATTCTTATCGAGATCGTATTCAGACTTTGTCTCTTCCTCATTTTCAATAACGAGCCCGCCAGATACTTCATCTTCAGAATTTATATCTGTTTTTTCTTTTGACTTTTTCTCAGATTTAGCGAGGCGAACTTGCTCTCTATGATCCTCATACTGGACTCGCCAGTCACCTAGAGATGGAACAAAGTAAAATTCAACACCGTAGATCTGTCTGTACTTTTGCCCTCTTGCTTTTAGCTTTTTAGCATGTGTATGTGCATGAGCAAGTCCGTTTCCGTTTCCGTGATCAGTAAGTGCCCAAGCATCCATTTCATTTGATAGAACGAAATCAATATGTTGATTAGGGTAACCTAGACCATCGTATGGTGATCCAGTTCCGCTATGAGCATGTATCCCAACAAATCGTTTAGGAACTATAATATTCTTAAATTTTGACACAAAGTGCCTCCTCAATTAAGCTTATTATAAACCAAAATTATGTATTTTACACGTGCTATGATAAATCAAGCTGTTCAATAATTTTTCTATCAGCTTCTGATATTTTGTTAGGAACATCAACTATAATGACTACGTAGTGATTTCCGCGCTCTGGGTCACCCACATCTATTGGCAATCCACGGGATCCGACACTCATAACTGTTTGAGACTGTGTTCCTGAAGGCACATTGAGATTGATCTTTCCATCTATTAGTTCGACTTCAACAGATGCTCCAAGGACTGCAGCTTTAAAAGAGATTCTCTTTTCACTGTAAATATGAGGTCCCTTTCTATCAAATTTTCTATGTTTTCTTACTGATATGTTTACTAACAGATCTCCTGGTACTTGATATCCTGGAGAAAAATGACCGTGTCCTTCTATTCTCAATTGATTTCCGTCAAGTATACCGGGCGGAATCGTTATATTGATAGACGTATTCTTAAACATGGCGCCTACACCAGCACAACCATTACAAGGATTTAAAATTATCTTGCCGGTCCCGCCGCAATTATTACAAGAAGTGCTAACCCTCATTGCACCGAAATCAGAAACTACCTGGCCGCTTCCTCGGCATGACCTACATCTTCCCAGGTCATCATTACTAGCATACCCTTTTCCCGAACAGTCTCTGCAAGACTGGCCTCTAGAATATGATATTTCACGAGATGCTCCTTCTAATACTTCTTCTAGTGTTACACTAATTTCTCGAACAATAGACTCTCCCTTTGACATTCTCCTTCTAGGATCTCTAGACCGAGATCGACTAAACCCAAAATCATTACCAAACATCTCGCTAAAGTGACTAAAGATATCCTCCATCCCAGATGCTCGGAAATCTCCTGATCCACCTCCTTCTGGAAACATATCATAATTATTTCTCTTCTCTTTGTCTGAGAGGCAGTCATACGCTTCAGAAATTTCTTTAAATTTCTTCTCAGCGCTGGGATCATCTGGATTTTTATCAGGGTGATATTTTAATGCCAGCTTCCTGTAAGCCTTTTTAATTTGATCTTCAGAAGAATCCTGAGTTACTCCTAGAGTTATGTAATAGTCTTTTGCCATCTATTATCATTACTCAATGGTGCCGTAGTACGGTTCAAATATAAGATCTTCGTTGTCAGTACACCTAGAAAGATAGTCACTCAACTCTTCCTTAGATGTGCATACCTTAATACCGCTTTGAGCTAGCATAAGATTAAACGTCGCACCCTCTGGAAGACCCGTACAAAAATACACAATTGGTTTTTCGAGTGCCTTAAAGTATCCAGCTTCAAAAATAGATCCCATATCTTTTCCATGAGTGTTACAGATCATAAAATCAGACTCATGTAGATGATGAAGATTTCCTTCATAGGTTGACTTTTGTGTAGCTAGGTCGGCAGTTGGGGGACAAACAAAGAAGTCCCTTGGTGAAAACACCTCAAATCCATTCGATTCAAGTGCGCTAATAATATCATTTACTTCCTGGTTTGCTACTGGATTAAACCAGGAGCTTGCTATATATGCCTTCATTTTTTCCTCCAAATAAGACAGTTTTATTATAAATCATTAAAGTTTATTTTTTAATTCAAAAATCTCTTTTGTTTGAGAAATCTTCTAGACCAGTCAATCCAAGTATTAAAGATAATATCTTTTTCTCTATCATCTATAAATCCCTTTTCAGTATAGTGTGTTAAAAAATTTTCAATTTTGGATATCAAGGCATCCATGTCGTCAGAGTTATGTGAGTAGCCCCTGACAAATGCAGGAATTTCTGTGGGACCTAGTAGATACTTTGCCATCGAACTATCTACATCAACAGATGAATTAATAAATGTGTAATATTCAGATCCTCTTCCAAATACTGAGAATGGATTATCGCATCTTTGTCCTTGACTAATATGCTCTAGCTCATGCCTAACTGAATTAGAGACTTCATCTCTTAGCAGCTTCCTGTCTTGATTGCAAAGATTGTCTGGAATCTCTATTAATAGATGCATTCCTACATCATGTGCTCCGAGTAACGGCTTGTCTGACGCACTAACATTAAATCTATCCGAAGACCTGTCTATTTCAACTGTAACTGATAGTTCTGTATCAATATTCTCTATGTAGTCCTCCTGAAGTGTGGATTTATCTATCCTTAGCGGAAATTGTCCAGGAAGTATTTCAAATAATTCATTTGACTCTGTTTCAAGATCTACTATAAGCTCATCCTTGTCAACTCTTCTAGAGGGCAATAGTGTTGTCATGCCCTTTATGAGTCTCATGGTCGATCGAGTAATAGAATTAGTTAGTGAGTGCAATCGTCTATCTTGCGTCTTTCTAGCCAAACTAGATATCATACAGGGTCTTGTATCTAAGGGACATTTCTTTAATGTCACTCATTAGATCTTCCCAGATATTCTGGAATACAGTAGGTCTATGCGGATTATCAGTTCCATTAATTTCTTCTCGCGTTGCCTGATAAATTGTATCTTTTGGATGATAGTCGAATATATCATTTTTGGGCTCTGGCCAGTATAGATTAGTTCCTCGGCTCGTCCATTCATCATTTACCTTTACTCTAAAGGTCTTAATATAGTGCATGTCCGGCTTTGTGAAATCAATTGCAACAGATGCTTCTGGAAGCACCCTAATTAATTCTCTTGCCATTGAGGCAGCTAAAATATTATCTGCTGCTGGTTGAATTTGAAGATCCTGTCTTTGTCTAATAAAGCCTAATAGATCTTTAAGATTCATTCGCATAAAATAAAATGATGTCATGCATTTAGGAAGAATCATTCTTGCGTCCATCATAGAGACATCTCTTGAATCTGTCATTTCTGCGTAAAGCTGTTTCGAGTCAACTACTAATTTCTTCCATCTCTCTAGATACTCTGGTGAATTCTGTACTGCTTCGGGAATAACAGCAGGATCATTTCTAAGATCTCTATCACCAGTACACTGTGCTGCGAAAGATCCCGCCCTGTGCCTAATGATATGCGTTACTTCTTGAAATGACAGGCCGCTCAGCTTGAATGTGAAGCCCATGCATTCCATGGGAGTTGGTAACGCTCGAAAGCAAAGTACATCTTCTAAATTTTTACTGAGCTCTTTCTGAGATACTTGCGGGCGCGTCTCTTCTGGATCATCAGCCCACGTAGCCTTGACATATTGCCACGCAACATTCAAAGCTTGCTCTCTAGTAGGATAATCTACTAGCTCGATCTTGAGTGCTTCTAGATTATTAAAAAATTCTGTCTCAGGCTCTTGATCAAATTTAAGATCCATAGGAAGCGTGATTGGTGGCAGGTCAGTATTTTGTGGCACGGTATATCTCCAATTGTGTATGATCTAATCATACACAGTAGACTGTTATTTTATATTGATTTATTTAAAAAATGAGTCAAATGAGTCATAAGTTACAACTCCTTCTTTTTCCCAAACTTCTTTGTTATAGCTTTTAACTGGTACATAGCACTTGATCCCGTGCTTCACGTATTCTGTTGTGTGCTTGGGTGAGTCATCTATTGCAAATTGAATTGAATTACTATCATAATACTCTGAATTAGCACACCATCTAAATTTTTCTGAGCTGAAGGATAGCTTATCAAATATGATATCATGATCTGCTAGCCATCCGTGTGTATCATAGAAGCATCTTATATTATCAGACGGACGAGCTGTAAGCAGGTGTATCCAGTATCCCTTCTCTTTAAGTTCGCTTAGAAACTCTTTTGCACCATCCACTAGTGTTAGATCTCTAAACCCACCTTGTGATACAAACTCTAAAAATACTCCCTCGGGATTTATATCATGCTTAGTTAGATCATTTATAAAATAATATTCTGGTGACTCTACATCTATTTCTATGTTGTGCTTCTTTTCAACCCAAGAAGAGAAATTACTTCTAAAATCCGCTATGACATCATCTAAGTCAACAATTACTACGGGCTCGCCTTCCCACTTCTTCTTTCCGTGCTCATGCCTTAGATTTAAAAATATGTCCTTGTCTTCAAATGCCTGTAAGAATTCATTGCTTGAAATTTCCCAAATATTCAATATGGCAAGAAGATATCGAAAAGAGTCTACTGATTCAAATAAAATTTTTGATTTATCAATTTCCTTTCTATTGTGCCTGTGATCTTTAAAATTAATTGCAGAAATAAGAGAACTAACCTCTGAATGTAATGCTAGTGATAGTGATTTCGTTATCTCTTCTTTTTCTAAATCATCTAAATTACTAAGATCATAAAACAGATCATTAAATTTTTTCTGTGATGAGAAAAGGTCTTCAATCTTTGTCAATTGAAATCTCCGATCTATTCATATTCTTTAAAGTCTTTATAAGTTCTTTCTTGTTTGTCGAATTGAAGCAAAGACATGATGAATCATTGTTAAACACAATATCTCCAGACTGAACTTCTAGATCTATATTCTTAATGATTTCAACCAGGTGTAACACAGAATTAAATGAAAAACTCTTTTCTAGCTCTCTGTGTGAGAGCACGCCAGAGTCAATAATTTCCTTTGAGTCTTTCATGAATAATCTTGTCCTTTTTCAGATATGCTTCATACAGATCGCTATATGAATGACCTGTCAATATTAATAATGAGAAAAAGTAATTAAATGCATCTACGACTTCTTCTAAAAATTCAGCTCTATCAAACTCTATTATTTCTGTAGTACGATGAGGTTTCCAATTTTTCAAATGCTGGAGAGCTTCAAACATTTCTTCTACACCCCTTAGAGCGATATCTCTACAATACTGCTGCTCAGGTTTTTGAGAAAGATCTAGCGGCCAAGCAGGATTATCAATGGGGTATTTTTCTCTAAGAGATACCATAAATTCTTCCCTTAGCTCGAACATAGCTTTTAAAGAATCTGATGACTCATCAGATTCTTCTTCTGTATTTAAGACTACCTCATTAAATGTAACTGAGATATCTGGTGGCAATCGACTCTCATCATGCCGTACATTAGTGTCTGAAGAGTGTTTTTGTTTTCCCTTGACTGTTATTGCCACAGTGATGTCCTAGTTGTTTTCTGTATTTAAGCTGCTAGCTTCATTCATTAGTTTATTAATTTGTTCTTCTGCATCTGATCTGTATTCGGAAGTCAAAACTAAAGTATCGACATCTGAATCAGAAACTTCTACTCTAATGGTTCGCATATTATCAACAACATCAGTTCCCGTAAGAATTGCTAGTTGCGTCAATTTTGCAATTTGAGATATAATCTCATCTGATAATTTATAAGAACTCATAATATTTTCTCCTTATTGTTGGGAATTGAATTCAATTCCTCTTAGAATAATACATAGCCTACCTATAGATGTAATATAACATCATAGAAAGAATTGTTCAATGAAAAGAGTAATCATATCAGATACGCACATTGGCAGCAGATTTTATAGGTCTGGTCAGCTTCTTGAATTTTTAAAATCAATCGAGTACGATCAGATCATTCTAGCTGGTGACATAATAGACTTTATTAGAATTCCAGTCTTTACAGAAAGATGCATAGAAATACTGTCATCAGTAGATCGAAGCAAAGACGTAGTATATGTTGTTGGAAATCATGATGAAAGTCTTGTCGGCCTTGTTGGAAAAAAGATTATGGGGATAAGGTTTGTCAACAAATATGAATTTGACGAAGGCGGAAGAAGATTTAGAGTAGAGCATGGAGATTCTTATGATGAGGGATGGCTTCACAAAAAGCTTTTTGTGAAATTTATATCTATGATGCAAAGCCTTCTAGAAATAATATTTGATTTTGATCTCACAACATGGTGGACAAAGCGATATATTCAAAAGCACAAGCTCAGAACAATAATCAACATCTTAAAATACAATGATGATGTTGATGTCTTCGTAATGGGTCACACACATAATCCTGAAGCATTGATATGGATCGATGCTGATCAACAGATTAAAACATACATCAATTCAGGTGATTGGATTACACATCAAACATACGTTGAAATTAATGATGGTGTGGCGAGACTTAGAAAGTACGAATAAACTTATCGCCTGTTTCTTCTAGTGATTTGTTTAATTGCATACTCTTGACCAGATCGTATATTAGCACCCGATCCCTTTCTTAGTGAATCAATTACATGCTGAAATAGTGCCATTAGCATCTTTACATCCGCTAAGGCGTTGTGCCATTCATCTGTGGAGACACCATATGCTCCAGAAACAACTCCCATAGATGCAGAATATCCTCCTCGTCTCTTCATTTTAGACAATAGCTCTCCCGCCTCTTCATCTCCATCGTCATCTCTCATAGCTCTTAGTGCTGGTATTAGGAATAGCTGCATAATTCTCATAGTATCTATAACTGGATATCTTCCAAGTCTTCCTCCAGATCTAACAGATATGTACTTCATGTCAAACGAAGCATTTTGTGCAACAAGCACAGGATTTGGAAATGAATCCACAAACGCTAGGAACCCATCTAAAACCTCTTGCTCATCCTTATAGGTTCCGCCGCTCTCACCATATCTTGTCATAGATAATATCTCTGGTGACGTGAGACTTCTTCCTCTTGCAGCACGTTCCTCAGGAGATAGAGCTTTATCCTGCCTTAGCCGTTCAACAGTATCTGGCTGCAGTGTTATCTTTTCATTAAACTGCCCTAAGATCTCTGGGTCTCCCGTCCATCCACGAGGATTGACTGCAACGGCGCCTATTTCTGTGAGCTGCTGCTCATGAGGTTTAAATCCCATTGTCTCAGTGTCAAAGAAGATCCATGTATTATCACTGAATGTGTCAAAGAAGGCCAGGACTTGCGGAACAGACATTCCAAAATATCGAGACTCTCTCACAATTTCTTCTTTAATGAGGCTTCTCAGCTGTCTTCTTGTAATCTTCATGCTTAACCCTTCAATAGTAATTATCTAGGAAGAGAGTGATATTCTATTAGTTTTCAACTGAAGTGTTTGTTCCGCCCAAACAAAATATTCGATAGGCATCAGAAGCATACTTTCCTATTCCATATAGCAGCTCTGGTGTGTCTCTACGATGATGCATGATTATTATATCATGCATCATTGTAAGTGCTCTAGATCATCTATCTGACAGTCCCAGGGGCTGTATCATTATCTGCACATCTTCTTTAAAATATCTTCCATGGATCTTCCCATAGATGCTCTTGAATTAAATTGTAGGGCGATCTTGGCGGAGTCCAATCAGTATTCATATTAGACTAATATTCTGAGAGAAATATTACGTCGACAAATGTCGAGCAATCAAAGTACGGAATGTTTATAAAACCTTCAACGTCGCTTCCATCTGTGGAGTCCATATTAATAAGATACGAACCCTCATAAGTCTCTAACAGTGCTGCATCAACTATAGTGTCATCAAGAAATAAAGACTCTACATTCAAATTTGTATTTTCCTCTTCAGCTGGTCCGCAGAAGATTCCATATGATATGGGTTCATCGACTTCTACAAATCTATCCTCGATGCTCTCAGCAGAGCATCCAGCTAGAAGAATCAAAGATATTAAAGCTTCTCTATTTATCATCATTATTCCTATAACTCATAATGAAATTATACTATAGGAATGATTATTTTACACTAAGTACGACTTTTAACTCTGTGTAAAAACTAGTGTAATGGTATACTTTCCAGCAGGAACTGGTGCCTCTCCAGGGGATGTTCCTCTCCAGAGCATCTTCAGAGAGTCATCCACACCGTCTTTCCATCCATCAATCAGGGGTCGCAGCTCATCGTGAGAACTGCTATCTATCTTGACGTTTGACATCTGGGAAAATATTTTATCACCTGCTGGCCTATCCTCTACATCAAATGTAAATTGAATCCTGCCCTTAGCATCCGGATTCTCATTACTTTTGTATTGGGAGTAGCGCGTCTGCATCTTGCTCGATAGCTGCTTTCGGGCCTTACCTTGAATATTTTTAGCCTGAGCTGACTGCACTATAGGCTCTCCCGACATAGGCTCAGGGAGTTGTATCTGGGGACCTGCATCAATATCCAGAGTTTGTTCATGAAGCATGATTCTTCTAATCTCTTCTTTTATTATTTTTCTAAGTTGATTTCTGCCTATCTTCATGGTGACTATGTCTCCTGTTATTTAATTATTCAGCAATGAGCTAAGATTACTCATAACTTCTCTACTCAAGCTCATTTTTGAGACCAGGTTTGATTGCTATGATTTTATCCCTAAGCTTGCTCAATGCACTTCCTCTAAGAGATCCTCTCAGTTTTCCAAAAATTGACTTGATAGTTTCGTCATCCATTTCCTCTATTGTAGCTTTAAAGGTATCTGTCTCTATTGTGTCTCTAATGACGTCATCAAGAAAGTCAGATCCCGCTGCATCTTTAGCAGATTGAATAGCATCATCAAGATCATCAGCTCCTACTGCAGCGAGCTTGTCCATTAGTCCCTCAACAAGATGATCTCTTGATAGAGTTTTTTTGACTTCACTTAAAATAAGCTTTCTGAGAATTAATCTAGATATTTTCATCGTGTGTTACCGTGTATAAATATCACAGAGAGAGCAAATAATTATGATTTTCGTTTTAGATGTCTTATAAGATCTGCAACTTCTTTGGGCATTTTAATAAACTGCCCATCTCTTTTAGAAAACATTACTTCATAGTTTGCAATTGCATTAATTTCACTTGATCTCTCTCGGTCTTTCTTTTTTTTATACGCCTGTAAATCATATACTACATCTTCAAACTCTGCGTCAATTACGTCTGGTTCTGGATGATCATCATAATATTCTTTAAAGCTAAAGTTTGAAAGATCTATATCGACTTTACTGGAGCGATCTTTTATTTTCTGCAGATGTTCAGCATCAAGCTTTCCAACAATCCTGCCAAGTGAAAAGCACACACACGCTATCACGCTTGAAAGAAAAAATGTTATTGCAAAATTCATTGTAATCATTGCCACAATCCCTTTTGAAAAATTAAACTAAAAAATATAAAGATATGAATGCTAATAATATATGCATAAAGTAAAAAAACCGGAGCAGTTAAAATTCTTGCAATTCTATGTTCTCTGCTTCTCCACAGCAATAAAACTGAAAATATTACAAGAAATACCTTCGATAGAATAAAAAATCCCACATCATCTTCAAGCGCCCACGACATTAGAGGGTTGGCCTCTTCTGCTACTCCGATCTCTACCCATATCATTGTAGCGAATGCATCGATGAGATTCATGATTAGAAGAGCTTTAAGCATAAACTTAAATACACGAACGTCATCAATGAATCTAATGTGGATGATGTTACCTCATTTGTTAATACTACGAATCAAATGAGATGTAAAATTTCAGATTTTACTCACACCTTCCTAAAAGTTCTCATCAACTATATCAATAGCTTCAGAAATTAATCTAACTACTGTGTATGGATCACAGTTGGATGCAGGCCTTCGATCTTCTAGATACCCCTTCCAGCCACCCTTAAATGTATCAGTGGGAACTCTTATTGACGCACCCCTGTCAGCTACACCCCAACTAAAAATTTTGATATCCTGTGTTTCATGAAGGCCAGTCAGCCTTTCATGATTAAGCTCGCCATAGCCCTCTATGTGAATATCATGACGAAGCTCCATACGACTGAGGACTTTTTTAAAATATGCCTCGGTTCCCTCATCTCTCATCTTTGCGGTGCTGAAATTGGCATGGCAGCCGGAACCGTTCCAATCACCCTTTACAGGCTTTGGAGATATGTCAATATCTAAGCCCCTCTCTTCAGCTAGCGAAGATAAAATGTACCTTGATACTATCAAATCATCAGATGCTTTAAGGGGATCTTTAGAAAAACACTGATATTCCCATTGAGATGGAGCAACTTCGGCATTGATTCCAGTTATTTCCATGCCGGCTGCCAAGCAAGAAAGCATGTGATGCTCAGCAAGCGGCCTGCCTATCGCTTTATCTCCGCCTACACTGCAGTAGTATGGGCCTTGTGGCCCAGGTGTCTTAGAAAATCCTATAGGGTTTCCATCCTGTACTATGAAATACTCTTGCTCAAATCCCCACCAAGAACCTTGCTCAGGGTGAGAATTTAAAAATGATCTCAGCTCTGCTCTTGTATTGCTTTCATGTGATGTTCCATCTGGATTAAATACCTCGCATAGAACAATGAACTTATTTCTAAACTTGTAATGTCTAACAGGCAGTAGTAGTCTTTCTGAATCGTCTCCCGGTGCCTGATTGGTTGATGATCCGTCAAAATTCCACTTTGGAATCGAATCTAAAGATCCGTCCCATTCTTGTAAAACCTTTATCTTGCTTCTCGCACTCTGTGTTTTATTGCCATCAAGCCACACGTACTCGAGTAAATTCACTTTAAACTCCTTTAAGAGCCCTTCTATCTATCTAGACAGTAGAGCGGTGATTGTTTGATTTCTTCTAGCAGCTCGGGAACATCCAGCCCTGCACAATCAATCTTTCCTTTTGTGAAATTATAATGATTGCAAAATCCATTAAACGTACCACGTTCACAGTCTTTGTGAACTGTTGTAGAAAAACTACCATCAGATTTTTCTGGATATGATAGAGGTATTCCAATACCAATATGAATTGCCTTCCAGAGAGCCTTTAGCGCTTCGATCTGAACGGGATAGAACCATAAAAATGGATCGAGAGTTCTTCCATGAACTAGCCCATTCTCTTGCAACGGTCTTTCTCCAAATCCGTTTCTAACATACCAGTCTTGGTATTTTGGATAATACGCATTTGAGATCTCAATTCCTATCCCTTTGGGATTTCCTCCAACATTATTGCTGATTCCAGCATGCCATGCCTTGTGCTGTGTATCTAGAAGTTGGTATATCGTTCCATCGTTATCTAAACAAAAGTGAACTGAAATTCCCCTACTATTAAGAACTCGTGAGCATGATTCTGCACTAAGGCATACATCCCAGTGATTTACAAACATTGTGGGCTTACGATCTGGCTTGCCAGAATAGTCCGTATAGCACCCCTTCTTAGATTTTAGCCCGAGGGGTTCATCCCAAAGAATAACTTTGTCCCACTCAATTGGAAAAAATTGTCCATTATGAACAATATGTTTGTCTGATTGACCTTGAATGGCAGATGGTCTGGGCACATATGAAGAAATATTAGCTTCTCTATCTGTCCAGACTCTCCTATACGTCATTGGGCCAACAAGACCGTCACCCGTAAGACCATTTGCTCTTTGCCATTTCTGAACAGCTTTGACAAGCCTTACATCAAATTCGTCACATCCAAACCAGGATGGTTTCCACCCTAATTTATTTGCAGATGCCTCATTATAAAAATCTTTATCCATTACTTTTTCCTCTTACTATAAATATCTAAAGATTTATAAAAGGGATTAAGAAGAGTAATTCCGTCATTATAAAAAAGCTTGACATCACCATTTTTCTCTCTGCGAGCGATTCCTGCCCAGTAGCAAAATGTTGCAGCTTCTGACTTCCAATCAATTCTAGACACAGTCATGTTATTTGCACATCGCGTAGAAGACGTTGCTCCGGCTATAGGATTGTTAAGCGACCAAATTACGGGAGCTCCGCACTCTGGGCACCTATATACAAGTTTGAATCTCCTATCCACACTAATACCATTGTTGAAATAATAATTAAAAGCATACCAATCCAAATTCCAACTTCTTTCCAGCTTGGACGAATTAAAGTATCTTTTGTTTGAAACATCATTCCCATCTTTATCTTATCTTGATTTGTATGGAGCCACCGATAGGATTCGAACCTACGACCTGCTGATTACAAATCAGCTGCTCTGCCAACTGAGCTACGGTGGCATACATTATATTATAAACAAATATAGAGGTGTGTGTACATTGTCAACATACCTTATCGTATCCGAACTCAT